GATCCATCCTGTCCAGTGATGCCAGTAATTAATGCTGTCTTCATTTTATTCTTCGCATTACTCATGATTATATCCTATGTTAAATGTAAATGTCAATCTCATATCAGTCCTAGTTTTATCAGAAATCACTTCATGAACTAACCAAGGAGGAAATAAAATCACGTCTCCATCTTCAACTTCTTGATCATGCATGTCAGCATACATCTCTCCAATGGGTGAATCTGGATGTATGTCAGGTGGCATACAAAGTTTCATATACCTATGTGCATTGTGAAACTTTGTTGGTGATGCTCCAGTATTATAATAAATTCCAGACCAATATGCATTATGTTCTCCAGCATTTACCAGATGGTCATGAGGTTCTTGTCCTTGATCCTCATGATAAACGTTGTACCAAATGTCTGTAAAATAAGCACCCTTGTAAGATACTCCAAGACGTTTTAAAACTGCTTGAACATCTACAAAAAGATCACGTTCTATACAATCTCTAGTTTCTGGAAATATGTATGAATCATTATCTTCAATGCATGGATAAGAACTATTAAGCGAAACTTCCCAACCATCAGGAATGCGTTCTTGCCTCTCAATGGTTGGGAAGTTGTAATTATTATGCTTACTAAACTTAAATTTAATAACAGGGACAGAAAATAAAGGAATCAATTCAATTGACATAAGTCATCAGGAAAGTTGTGCAATTAGTGCTTCAATTTTTGCTTCTAGTGCATCAATTCTCTTAGTATCAGGAGTTAATTTTCTAGGAGGCATCGAAGGAAGTTTGGATGCATCTACTTTAGCACCTTTACTACCACCACCGCAAGGTGTGTGTGCTTTTGATTCCAAAGCAGATAGTCTCTCTTCAACCTTTGCTGCAGTAGCACCAGTTGGTTTTGTATGTGCTTCTGCTTCTAGTGCTGTTAGTCTTGCTTCAACTTCTACGTCATACTGTGACATAGATGCACCACTTGCAGACTTTGCTGCTTGTCCTTTGTATGCCATTTTAATTTGATTTGAACGTCATGTAGTATTTAGAATAAAAAAGAGGGAAAGATTCCCTCTGGGTCTTGCAGGCTCGCCACCAATTCTTTTACTGGAAATTGGAAACCAGACGGGAGTTTCCTCCATCCGCACCACTTACTTTTTTAGGAAGCAAGAAACCTAATAGGGTCATACTTGACTCCACCAGTGCTGTTAATGTCCATCCGTGACTAAGGAGTAAAAAATGATCTGACCAGAGTTTTTAAAGACTCCCCATGCCTATTCCCAAAAATGTTCTTCCTCTGGAATATCATCGGCATCAGTATAAACTGCGGTATTCCAGGGATTCATAACAATAGATACTCGTTCACCTTCATATTTTTCAACTTCATGCCAAACCCCAGGAGGAAAAATAACAACCCTGTTTTCTTTTGGAATAATTGTAGCAATATTCTCTAACTTTAAACGACCATCTTTAAGAAAATAATCTACATTTAGATAATAAACAATTGTACAAACAGGGTGTCTTTCTTTACGTGTAATATCATAATAGATATCATCCTTATCAGTATGTCTACCTCCTGGACGAGTATTATTATGAGTCCAGATTTCATAACCTACAATTGATTTAAGATCATAATATTCACTTGCTACATTGAGCATAATGTCAGCAATATTAATATGAGGATGATCTACAGTAGTTTTTAAATCATAATAAGTTGGGTGCATAATAGTTGTACCCATTTCTTCCAGAGTTTCTTTTTTTAAAAGAGAAAACTCTTCTTCTGGAAGATAATTATCAATAATTACTGATTGAATCTTTGACATAACAAGGAACTCTTGCGGGATCTAACCATTTAGTATATTCAAAATCTTCCATAGCAGTCAGAAGTTGCATCTGATTATCTAGAAGATACATGTCTGAGTAACGTTTAGTATACTCATGTGCTTTTTGAATACGATAATCTGGGTTTCCATTCTCCAGAACACCACTTTCAACATAACGATATGGGAAACGTTCTAATAAAACTTTCATACTTCGACTGCTTCAAGATCGACAGAGATTTGCTCAATCAAAATATCATAATCATCAAGTGGATCACCAGAGAATACAACACCAGTGTTCTCATAATAACGACGTACTTTTTTAAAAAGTTTTGGATTCTTCACGTCTAGAAGAATTTCACCATTTGCAGCAGAACGAAGGGTATTGAGATCCTTCTTGAACTTAGCAGTGATAGTCATTGTCTTGTGTAAATTACTCCAGTATTTTATCAGATTTAGGACTGAAAGTCAATCCCAATGCTCCTTGTGGGAATCGAACCCACTTTAGGCGCTTTATGAGAACGCTGCATTTACCAAATTGCTAAAAGAGCAGTGGCATCAGGAACCCTGATCATGATTATGATACCACATAATGTAGTCCTCGTCATGTTTCATCTGTGCCAGTTCGTCAGGTGGTTCAGAGAGTTCTAGGGATGATTCTTTCTTCTCTGTCGTAGAGATATTCTTTTCCGTAATAATTTCTGAATTCTGTTGAGTTGACATCATTCCCCCATTGCATCACGCATATCTTCCAAAATTCCTTTCTTTGCTGCAAGAGCACCTTCAACGTAACCAGCACGACGTTCCCACGTATCACCACCTTCAATTCCTTTTGATGGGTTGATACATTCCTCGTTACCTAGTTTATTGCAAACAAGACCAGCAAGATCTAATTCACTCTTGTCGTAAGAGGCAGCAGTACCTCTAAACACATGTTTGCCGTTGATCCAAGTAGCACCACATTTCGGACATTCTTTTCTCTCAAGCTTGAGATTAGACAGTTCCTTATCGTTGGTCATTTTTTAATTCCTTTACTAGTTTGTTGAAGTTTGGCAGGTCCTTTATAAGTTGTTGTTCTAATTTACGTCTCATCAAAAACATTTTAAATTTAACTATTTCAAATCGTATTGATATATCAATAAACCGAATAAGTCTTAAAGTTGATTCGTATCCCCCAATTACAACTAAGGCAATAAAAATAATTAGAATTAGGTACGTTGAATTATACACTATCTAACCTCGAAGTCAAGTTTACGAACCTTTCTCTTTCTGCGGTTCTCCTGATACTCTAAATCATACTTTGATAGATTGCTGTTATTTTTTATACCAGTTTGAGACTTTGTTATTAAAACCTTACTCAAATCATTTGCAGCAATTTTATCATCCTTCAGAACCATTTGATTATGACAACCGCAGCACTGAGTCTTGCTCGTACTGGTCAATTCTACATTACAAATTTTGCATCTGACAGATAACATGATTCAACTTCATGATTAAGTTATTATTTAGTATTGTTATTAAGAACTGCTCCACTAGGACTCGAACCTAGAACCTCAAAGTTAACAGCTTCGCGCACTACCGATTGTGCTATGGAGCATTGTTTGCCTTTTCTTCTTTATTGGTCTTGAAGTAGAGTTTATAGTATCTCTTCTTCATTTCATTGATCGCATTCATATCTTCTTCAAACCCCATATATTTTAGCATTTGAGAAGAACCTTCTAACTCACTAATAAGTCTAAGGATGTTGACTGCTACTGGTGGTTGTCCACCAAAATCATATTTACCCATAAAAGAAGAAAGGCAACAGGCTCACCAGGAATCGAACCTGGGATAACCGCTTAGAAGGCGGTGGTTATATCCGCTTAACTATGAGCCCAAGTGGTAGTTCCTATCGCCGCTAACCCTGAACTACCAAGGAGGTCACCGCAGTTGATTTTTCAACTCTTAAAGTATACCACTATAGGTCAGGTCTGTCAAGGTAGAGGAGGTCAATTTCGTCTGCATCTAACCACTCTCGGAACTCCATAGCAATTGACGCGGCATCTTCCCATTCAAGTTCTTCATTCATCAAACGTTCTTTTGACCATTCAATAATTTCACAAACTGAATCAATTACTTGGTTTTCCATGTTTGCCTCATTGACTCCAATATATTACCACTCCTCCACCCCCTCGTCAAGTATATATGACAATCTCATCATGACTCTTGGACTCTCTCTTGTCCAATATTTATCAATAATTGGTTGATGATATGCTAGAGAATTATAAAAAATTGCTTCATTAAATCCATACTCAACATTGAATACATTATCTAAAATTCCATTATTAGTCATTCTGGAAATGTTATTATCATTTATCGAATCGCAATATTCATTGTACTTATCTGACATCTCTTCAGCATCTTCAATAAAGTTACCATCAAATTCCCAAAATCCAGTCTTAACTGGTCGTCTATTTAAATTTACCAATCCAATAATATTAATTCTGTCCCTTGTAGGTCCAGGATCAGTATGTGGAAGAGCACAATTATTTGTTCTCATATCAGTTATATCTGCATCAATTCCAATATTATTATAATAGAAATAATAAAACTCTACTTCATTAAACCACTCATCAAATTTTTGTTCAAGATTCAATACACTCATTGCAATCTCAGTTCCAGTCCAATAAGGAATTTTTAAAGATTGTATTCCTGGTTTAGAATTACTACATGATTCCCATTTTGATAAAATAGATTGAAATTCAAGCATCTTTTCTGGATACTTAAAAATATTCTTTACACAAAGAACGTGATCATTGTAATCATCAATTTCATAATCTGGATTAATTTGAGAACAATACTTATACAGTTTATCAATCGTTTCCATAATAATTTTTGTAATATTAAATATTTATATATTCAAAAATACTTTCAATATAAATATTTTTATGGTAGAAAGTATTTTTATGTTCTGGGAATATAATGAAAAAGAATTTATAGAAACTCCCAAAGGCATGGAAGGATTTGTTTATATAATAACAAATCTAACAAATGATAAAAAATATATTGGAAAAAAATCCTTTTGGACAAGACGAAAGGATAAGAAGACTGGTAGAAGAAAGACCAAAGAAAGTGATTGGAAAAAGTATTTTGGTTCTTGTGATGATCTGAATAAAGATGTAAAACTTCTTGGTGAAGATAAATTTTTAAGAGAGATACTTTATTTGTGCCCCCACAAAAAATCTATGTCCTATTATGAGACTATGGAACAATTCAAAAGAGATGTTCTAATGACAGACGATTATTATAATACAAATATTGAAGGAAGATTTTTTGTAAGTGAGAGATCTGGAATTTATGAAGTTGTTCTTAGAAATGATAAATTCTGTGATATGAGAAGTGAAAAAATGAAAGACAAATCATACAATCCAATGCATAAACCAGAAGTTCGTGAGAAGTTTAGTAAAATGTATTCTGGTGAAGGGAATCCTATGTATGGTAAAAAACTTACAGAAGAGCATAAAAAAACACTCACAACATCAAGAAATGTAAAAGTGAGTGATGGAACAACTATATGGGAAAGTGTCACTTCATATATTAAAGAAAAAAAGATAGGATTTCAAAAGTATAAGAATCATTTAAAAGAAGGTCTAATCTTTATCGTTAATTGATTCTATTATAGTTCTTGGATTGTTATGACTTATTGGTAATGAGATAAACAAAACCGTAATCATCCC